TTCAAAGCGAAAAGGAGAAACTCCTGCGCTTGTCGGCCTCAGTGTGTAACCACCGCTGCCTGAGATCTTGCCGTCATGCTCCGAACCTGCCGCCGCTCTGATAGTGATAGAAGCAGGAACAACGGTCCAGCCTGTGATATAGATCCTTGAAGTGTCGTTGCCGCCAGCATTATCGAGCTCAATAACGAGATCGTCGCTTGTTGTCCAAACACCGGAGACACCATCAAGCGCCGCCTCCATATCGCCGAGAGAAGCGAACGCGCGCGATCCGCCGCTCGTTGCGTTCGTGGTTCCGTTGCCGCCCGTCGTTGATGCTGTGTTGACGTAATATGTATATGTCGCCACTTAGTGCGCTCCGTAAACTTCTGCGACCGACTGCATTGAGACCCGCTCATAGTTAAGAGGCCAGCGCCGAACGTTAATCAGCTCATGCCAAAAAATAATTGGGTTTTTATTGTACTCTAAAAGAGGAATGCTTGTCAGTTCCACGTTCTCGTGCATCGAAAGATCAAATATGCTTTGAATAATATAGGAATTATACTTTTGCTTCTCTTTTAAAACCCCTGTAAGAGCATCGAAGTTCTTTTGATGAGACGCGGCCACATGTTCGTATTGTCTCAGGGGAAGGATAATCCTAAATTTAAGCTTTGAGCGAGGAATAAGCTTTAAAAGCTTAGGAAGAAAAACTTTGATTGCCTTCCCCTTGTAAAACGCGCTTTTTAGAAATGTGTCAGAGTTTTCCTCTGTCTTTGAAACTTCAAAACAGCCGTGAGAATTTAGCTCGTACTTTTGCCGTTCCTCAGAGTAGAGAACGTCCATGCCACCCTCTTTGAGCATGTGCATAAAATGACTTGTGCCAGTGCGTGGGATTCCTGTAACAAGATAAACTTCATCCACCGGTCCGCCTCTTAACAAAATCAATCGCTAACCAATAATTTTGATTAAACTGCTTTGGTCCTGCAAAGTAACTTCCCCGAACGCCGCCAGCAAAGACCGCATCCGCTCTCTGTCTCCAAAGATCTTGTCCGGTTGCCTGATAAAGCCGAAAGAGTTGAGGCGCTATGAGGTTGTTCAGATCGCAAGCAAGCTCAGTGCCCCCGGTTGCGTGTACTCTGTCTGTATACTGAAAGCACCCCGAAACAGAATCAAAGCTCGAAGTGAAGAGGGAGTTCCAGCCGTTTTCAATGAGGGGAACAATCGCCGGATCTGGTTCAATTTCATTCGCTCGGAAAAGCGCTTCAGAAGAAAGTGCCACCATGAACGGTCTGATATACTCCGCTTCTGATGTTACAAACCATTGCTGAAAATGCCCTTTCGCGTGCTCTTTTGTCACGCCAAATTTTGCGCGCCTTGCTTCGCCTAAACTTTCGGCGTTCATGTAACTCATGAGCGCGTACGCATTTTCCCGTGATCTGCTCCAAGGTTGCGTCCCGTTTTCGTTGCCGACGTCTTCAGGTGTGTCATCTCTTGCGTAAATCGCGTTCTCAGAAAGCATGACCGCCGCTTCTCTTGCTTCTGCGTCTCCTGCAATGGCAAGAGCGGAAAAACCATCTGTGAAATTCCAGTATCCAGGAACACCACCCCAGCCAGAAGGCCACGAAGGAGACTCTTTGACCCAACGAAGATAAAGAGTTTTTGCCGCGTCCGCACAGGAAAGAAATTCAGGTAGGCCCGTGTATTCTGCGATCTGCAAAAATACCGAAGTCGCGTCGTAATAAGTATCCGCAAACGCGCCCCAGCTCCCGCTCGAAACCGCGCCTTGCAATGCCGCGCAATGTTGTCTTCCAAAGTTGATCATATTTGTTTCCCATTCGGCCAACATCGGTAAAGCAGGGAGTGAAGGGTTCGGCGTTGGAGTTGGAGAAGGGGAAGGCGTCAAAGAAGGCGAAGGAGTAGGAGAAACACCGCCCTCACATCTTGCAAGCTCAGCTTCGAAATCTCTTGCAAGCTTTCTCAAGTCATTCTTTGCTTTCGTAGAGCAGGTGCTCTTGATGTTGTACTCAACCGAATACGGGACTTCGATAAAAACTCCACGGGAGAGGACCTCCATTGAGATCTCCTCCGCGTGGAGCAAACAACAAAAGGAAAGAGAGGCGACAAAAATGAGAACTTGAGAAAACCTGATTAACATCGCCTCTCTCCTTATTTACATCGTTTTTATGCTTCTTGCAAGGTAAAGATCCCACTTGCGTTAGGCGCCCATGTAAGCGTATTCCCATCGGTGACCGTGACATCCGCATCAGCGTTGTTAAGCAAACCACTTGCAATAAGGGGATCCGCTGGGCTGGTCGGGGTATCATCGTAAAGTACCCAGCGTCTTGCTGTAAAATTACCACCGCTCGCTGTAAAGACTTCGTCCGCACAATCAAAAGTGACAACACCGCTAGACCTGGTCCATGTTACACTATCAAGCGTCGCCTCTGCATAACCACCCCCCGAAACTTCGTTGGTGAGATCGGCCACTACGGTATGGGCCGCTGAAAAAGTATAAGAGCTTGTTACAAGCTTGAGCTTAAAGGTGTGCGTATCAAGGTCAATAGTCCCGTCACCTAAGTACTCAAGAAATGAGTTATAAAATTGAATAGTCCCGGTCAAATTTGTTGCCATTTTCTACGTTCTCCTAAAAATATTCTACGTCTGCTTCTGCTTGTCCTTGCTCATTATACTTCACCGTCGCTCTCGTAGTCCCTCCGAGCTCATCCACCGCTTCTCCGATTCTTACCGCCGGGTTGGTTGGATCGGTGAAAAAGTAAATCTTCTTTTTCTTCGCTAAGTCTTTCCCTATCGCCTTCTTGGTTTCAAGTGTCGCCCTTTGGTCCGCTTGATACGCTTTCAAAGCCATATCCTGCCTAATGCTCTCAGATTTTAGCCCGAGCTCTTGTCTCATCTGCTCTTGTTTCAAAGCAAGCTCTTGCATATCTTTTTGCATCTTCATTTGGAGCTCGGTCTGCTTGAAGTTAAATTCTGCTTGAGCCTTCGCCTGTTGGAATTGCATATCCATTTGCGCGAGTTGTTGCTTGCCTTGGATCTCTACCATTTTTGGATCCGGCTGAGGGGGAGGAGGAGGCTGCTGCATCTGCTGATTGACCGCCAAGAGAGCTTGCTCAATTGCCGTCTCTAGTTGTCGCCCGCTCCTAAATCCACGGACTCCAAACTTAATCATCTCAAATAGCATAGGCGCAATGATCGGATTGCCCTGGGCTGCTCCAAGTCCTTGCTGTAAAAACTGACCAGCCATCTGAATAAACTCAACTCTGTCTTGTCTATCCATCTGCTCAGCAATGGCAATTGTCGAGTCGGTCTCAATCGAGACCCGAAAAGATCTCAGCTTGTCATCTCTTAAGAGCATTACCGCTTGTTCAAAGCTCAGGCCCATATTAGGATCAAGCTCAGCAAGAAAATCAGTGCCAGCCATAAGGCGCATCGTCTCAGGCTCAAAGTGCTCAGCGATAATTTCCGCACCAATCGCAATCAGGTCCCTAGCAAATCGCTGAACTTCTTGTTGCCTATCTTGCAAGCGAAGCGTTGAAAATTGCCCTTTGATTTGTTGTGCTGTTGCAGTTTCATTAGGGTTCGATGCGCCTCTAATAATATCGCTCATCCCCGTAGCTTCATAAATCGCCTGCTTTGTTTGCTCCCGTGCTTGATAGAGCTGGAGCAATACGCCGGCATATTGATCAATGGGCGCGAATTCCATATTCCCCCGAAAGCCCCCGGACTGAGCCCAAGAAGAGAAGTTAGGAACGGGGACCGAGGTGTTTTCAAAATACTCAGAAAAGATGCTTTCGACTTCAGGGAATGCGGAGTTGTGCACTCCAATAACTTTAATCATCTTCTGAAGAGCAAGAATCCTGTCGGTTAGCTCATTAAGCTCATCGACGAGTCTCTCCCAATGGAGCACGTCAGGGATAGGGATTAAGCTAGCATCCTCAAGCATCCCAAACATGGGCCTTGGACAAGGAAAGAACTGCTCCAGACCAAGAGGATCCTCTTGCACATCAAGAAAACGGTCATAGCCAGAAGCAAACCAATAGACTTCTTTCTTCGTTTTGTCCCAAAGCTCATAGACTTCAGCGTAATGAGCAAAGCTTCCTTCTTCACCCTGGCCCGAGCTGTCTTCTTCATCGCTCTTTTTCTGCGTGAGAGGGATAGCCTTCGATTCTTCTTCCCCGAACCGACTCTTAAGTTCTTCTCTCGTCATCCAGACGCGCTTCCAAACCTTGTCGACTTCTTCCCAACAAGCAGCTTCCGAATGCCCGAAGTCGTCTCTATGAATATAGTCAAATTTTATACACTCGTATTCTACCGACTCTTCCTCTGCGTATCCGTATGCTTGACCGTCTTCTTCAAACTCTACTTCGCCCTGATACTCTTCTTCGGTCTCCCCAAGTCTGAAGCTCATTTCTTCAGAATCTTCTGTAGCCTCTTGCACCAAGACCTGTCTCTTCTTTCGCGCTGTTATCTTTGAAACATACCGAACCCAAGCTTGGCCGCGCGAGTACTTAAGAAAGTCGTCTCTTACGGAGCGCATCACATCGTCAAAGTGGTAGTTCGCAACCGCAAAAGTCGTAGACCGCTCAAGAAGCTGAGCTGCTGCCCTGCCTACGATGTCTTGATCCTTCCACCTTCTTTCGACGATTGGCTTAGGTGTTCTGGAGTAGGTGGATGGCTGGAGCGTTTGAAGTGTCGAAAGATAGATATTGAGAGAGCTTGCTTTGAAAGACTCTTCTGCTCCCGAGCAGTCTTTTACGCTGAGGTATTTTCTTGTAATTCGCTCGCACTGAGAGCGCCAAGCGTTCGTTCTTTTCTTGTAGTGCTTTATCTCAGCACGATATGACGATAAGAGTTTTTTCTCGTCTCTCTCTTCGCTTGAGAGATCTTCGCTATTCTCTTCAACGTCGTCTTTCATATTTGTTTAGTGCCCTGCAGTCATATAACCGGGAGTCGCGTATACCGTCGCGGTACTACTCACCGTCTCTACTGAGACATGCCGCGCTGAATCGGCTTCGGGAAGGGGAAGAATAATACTCTCTCCTCCAAGCAAGACTAGATCTGTTGCCGTAGCCTCTTGCGCTCCCACTCCTACTTTGACTCTCACCGCGACGGTGCCGCCGTTGGAGATCCTCACCGCATTGCCAAGTAGTCCAACTGATGAGCTCGCGTGTGTAGTAGTGGCAGAGAAAACAACCGAGGCGCCAGGAATTGGACTAAACATTTTTTTTATCTCCGAAACTTTTCGTTGAGAATTTCTGCGTGCTGTCTGATGTCAACTTCCATTCGCTGCCCCGATCTTGTCACAGCACGAGATGAAAAACGACTAACTTGCTCATTTTTTTCTCGGCTCTGCACTTTGACCCAGGGCCGGCTCATGAGCCCATAGCGCAAGGCGTCCGCTGCATGGTCCTCCCCGTCGGTGTCGAGGTCCTCGGGGCGAGAAGAGCTGATCTGCAAAACTGGCAAGGTCCTGATCAAGTCTTTACAAGAGTCGAAGATGAAAAGCATGGGTCTCCCGTCTTGTCCGACTAGCCTGTCTCTCACCTGAGACCAGCCGGTGACACGATCATTTTTCGCGCGCGTAAAATATACGCCCTTTTCTGCATATTTTTCCGCGAGTGAGGGGCCGTCTAAGTTAGCAAACATAGCTGGATCTGCTACTGAGTAATCAAGCTTTTCTTTACAACTCATCTGCAAAATGCCATCGCAAATCTCAAAAGTAGCAAGCTTGAGCCCCTTGCCCGGACTGCTCGCCCCGTACCACTCGCGATACACTACGAGTGCGCCGGACGGAATCTCTGGAATACGCCCATCGCTCACTGTTATCCATAGCGCGCAAAATGGCGCACTTGCCCCCCAGTCAAACGCAAGAAATTTTGTCCAATCGTCGGGAATCGTGAAAGGTCTAATGACGTGATCTGCTAAAGAAAACTCTTCAAAATCTGCGCCTTGAATAGCGTTCCAGTCGCCCTCCAGCCATGCTCTTACAAGTTGCGGAGAGCCAAGACCTTTGAGTCTATCAACGTAGCCCGGATCTCGCTCCATGCCGATCAAGTTATGCTCGATGCG